TTAAATGGTATGCCTGCAATTTTTCTTGCATTATTTATTTTTTGTAAAAATTCAGAACACATATTTTTACCACTACCTTTTAAATCAGGACTATCAAATTCACTTAATTTAAAATATTTCATTTTTTATTTTTTATAAATTCTAATATTATATCAATTTTGCTTTTGATATACTGCATATCTTTAGCATTATTTTCGTGGTATTTTGAAAATTGCGTCTTTACCTCGTATATTGAAAAAACAAAAAATTTGTAAAGTGCGTAACAGCTACCTAATAATAAAACTAATGTAATACCGTATGTTTCTACTAATCTGAAAATTTCTTCCATTATTTACAGTTTTTGTATGTTGCTAATTCTTTTTCTAATTCTACAATTCTATCTTCACATTCATTTATTACTTTAATTTTTTTTTCGAGACGTTTTTCAAGTACTAAAATATCTTCATCAAGTTGTGCAATTTGACTATAAGCAATTCCCATAGTAAAAATTATACCAATAATCCAAATTATATTACCTACTGATAATGTCAAATCTTTTTGTATCATCTTCCTTGACCTCGATATTTTTTCTTGAATTTAGTTTGATTTTTAGAGGCATTTTTAGAATGTTTCCTACGTTTTATTTTAGGTTTTTCTATAAAATTATTTATTATTTTTCTTGCCATTTTTATAGTCAATAAATCTTTGTGCTGTATATAAAATAGAAAGTAATAACAATACAATTTGTAATATTTGTTCTACTTCTGTAAAACTAATAAAAAGCGTAATGCTATTTAGACCTAGTACGTCTGCGTTTTGTGTTGCTATTTCTTTCATCTTGCTTTTCTAAATATGCTTTTAACTTTTTTATGTTTTTTGGTTTAGGTTTATACATTATTCAATACTTAAATCAGGAGTTAAAAAATCATCTAATGATATTCCACCTGGTCTTTTTCGTATTGGGTCTAAATTCATTCCTGAATAATAATTTCTTTTTGATGCTTTTAAATCTTCATTTGTTGCTGTGTTATATTCAGGTACTAAATTGTTATTATGTCTTAACCAATCAATCATTCTTTCCGTATACCATTCTGCAGTATTACGTACAACTTCACGTAAATAATTTAATTCATCTAAGCTTGTACTATCTGATGTTTCGCTTGTTTTACGAACAATATTTTTATTCATTATTTTATAACCTAAAAATGGAATAGACTCATATAATGTCCAATGTACCAAAGCATCTTGTATATAATCTTCAACAAGCGTTTGATAATTACCTGATAATGAACTACCTGTAATATCTGCTTGTAATTTGTTATATAAATCTGTTCCTAATTTTGTATGTATATGTAAATCTTGAGCGACTTTCATATATGGTCGTAATAATTCTACATCAACATTACCATTGATAGTTGTAGATTTTTTTAATTTATTTTCTGATATGAATAATACTGCCATTAGTTTAATCTTCCTTGATTAGGCATATCTATCGGTGCTTGATAAATTCTTTGGTCATTTTCTTCTGGTCTGAATCCCCTTGACCTTGCCTTAGTTTTGTTAATTACTTCATCTGTATTGTAATTTGGTTTTCCTGTTCCAAACTTTCTAAAATATATTTCTCGCACCCATTTATGGTGGCAATTAACTCCACCTTTATAAAGCCATATATCATAAATATCTTTACCTTTAGGACCAAAACCTGGATTAGCCGCAATACTTGATAATGCGTGTTTTTGTCCTTTTATTATATCTTCTTTACGATAAATTTTATTAGCTGATACCATTTTTTTGCAAAATTCTCTTTCGCTTGTATGTTTTTTAGTTTTACCTACATATCTATAACGCACACGATATAAATTAAAATCTTTATCTGTTCCATCTTGTTTACTTCCACGCTTCCTAGCTTCACCTGTTCTAACAAAATTAATTTTATTATTTAATTCATTTAAATTATATTCGAAATCAAAATCTTCGTGTTCATCTCCAATTTCTACTTCTTGTTGGTCAATTAAATCCCATTCATCATTTATATCTTCTCCATAAGTATTTATAAAATTATCTAATAATGTTGGTTCAACAGAACAACAAGTTTTTTCTAATTTATTTAGTTCTGTTTCTTTTTCTAATGGTTCATATCCTAATTTTTCTCTTATTTCATCTTGTGTTAGGACATCAGTTAGAACATCAGAATCAAACATTGAATTTAAAGGACTTATTTCTCCTAGAGTTATCGGTAAATTAATATTGTTAACATTTAAAACTATTTTTAATCCTTTTAAAACTAAATCTTTTAATGGTTGTATTACAGTATTTGAATACAATTCGTATGCTTCCATAATTTCATTTCTACCGCCTAATTGCCCCTCTGTTTTAACACCTAATAACATTGGACTTGTAACACGGTGTCCTATCATTATATTTTGGATACATAATTCATTTAAAACTGTGTATTGTTTATCAGCATCAGATAATGCTATTGGTTGTAAATCAGGACTATTATTTTTATCGTCTGAAAATGTTAAAACGAATTTACCTGCGTTACCTGCACCGGTAAATTTTTGTGATATTTGTTGTTCTATTTTATATCTTTCTTCATCTGATGGAACACCGTTATTGAAATTAATCCAAAAACTCGGTGCGAATCCGTTAGCTATATTCGAAAGATGAAATTCTGATGTTAAATGGTCTGTTAAAATCCAATTGGTACTTGCTGTATAATCTGGTGTAAAATATGATTCCATACCAGGCGAATATATACCACAATAATATAATTGACTTGCTTCACTTCTATCCATTGAATTATAAGCGGCAATTCTTCTTGGTAAATATTCTTTTTTTCTATATTGTGACCAATCAGGACTTACATAGTATTCTTCAGCCATTCCTGACATTCCAGATTTACCAACTCGTACTTGTTCTACTGGAATATGATATATTTCTGAAATTTTAGTTTTATCTTTACTCCAAATGATATTCATTGCATATGCACCAAATAATTTCAAATCAAATGCAAATTTTGTAATTAAATCATGAGCAGAATCTCCTTTTCTATTTACATTTGCTAAATATTTTTTTAATTCAACAAATGTTCCTAAATTATTTCCTTTTTCTTCTATCAAAATTTCTTTTCCTGCTATCATTGAAGATGTCGCATTGACTATCGCAGAATGTGTTGCACTAGAATTATATATATCTATAAGAAATTGAGGATATGTATTTCTATATTCTCCATCTCCATATTGTACCCAATTATCTGCAGGATTTTCTGCAAATTTAGGTGCTGTTTGTTGTTTTAAATAAACTTGTAATAATCTATTATTATCCATAATTATAAACTTATACTATTTCTGTCTGCAATATCATTACGTACTTTTGTAGCATCTGCACTAGATAATGCACTACTAAATATTACCACTTCAAATATTGTTGCTGTTGTTAAAGATGATGCACCTGATGATGCACCAATTTGTTCAAAGCCAAATGTACCACTACCAGTACCACTACCTAAAGAAACACCATTTTTTAAAACCCTAACTACATTACTTGAATTTCTTGTAACTTCTGCAATCGCTTTTGTAGTTCCAAAACCACTTGAAAGTGTTATATTTAAAGTAGTACCACCATTTTTCATTCTAAATGCTTCAGCAGTACCACCTTGTGCAAAACGCATAAAAGATGTATTATCTGCACTACTAATAAAGGTTTCACTATTTTCTTCTGATAAATCTAATACCATAAATACATGATAATCACCACTATCAGTAAATGTTGTGCTAAAATCTAAATTATCATTATTATCACTATCTGTTACAAAACCACCACCACTAAATCCACTACCTTCTTGTGCATCTGCTGTTTGACTTGCGTGGTTGTTATTACCACTACTATCATCCCATTGTATGCCATCAGCTATTGCACCTTGACCTGTATTAAATTTAAACCATACTTTTAAGGTTTCAATATCTGTAATAGCAAAACCACTACTAACCCTAGATTTTAATACTAATGCTTGATTTAACATATCTTAGTTGTTATATCCTATTGCTAAACCACTTGTTAAAGTTATCGCTGTAAATGGTGCAAAAATTACTGTTCCTGCTGGTATTGTTTTACTGTCTAAATTGCTGTCATTAGTTGCACCTGTTATAGTACAATTAGTAATAACGCTTTCATTTACAAAATGTATTGCGTAAAAATCTTTACTTGTTTGTGCCGCAGTTGTAAAAACTTCAATTGTACCTTTTTTACCTAACATTTCTTGTAAATGGTCATCTGATAAGTGGTCGTTCATGTTTTTAGCCATAATTATATTGTTATATATTGTGTGTTTGTTTCTGTATTACTATGTTCTGTATATGTTACTTCATCTCCGAATTTTGTAGCTGTTGTATATGTTCCGTCATATACTATCGCTTTTCCTTTTTCAAGTGTTACACCATCTCCTGTTATTTCATAAGTGTAACTTCCTTCATCTACTAAAGCTAAATCTGATGGTTCTGTAAAACTAAATACATCAAATCTATCATTAGTCAATGTTGGTGTTATTGTTATTTCTTGTTCAACTTGTTTTATATCATTTGTTATTTTAAATTTAAAAGTACTGACTGTTGCAGTCATTTTATCTTTCAAAGTAACTTTTAATGTATTAGCTGATGCTTTTTTGATATATAACACGTCTTTTTATAGTAAATATAAAAAAAGATAATTTATTACGTATATATATGAAAAAAAGCAGGTTTTATCCCGCTTTTCTTCAAAAATCAAGTAATATATAGTCCTTTTTATAAGGTTAATTTATGATGATGTTATTGTTACAGTAAATCCTGCATTATCAAATGGAGTAGTTGTAAATGCTTGTACAAATAAACAAGGTTCTGCTTCCGCACCTGTGAAAGTCAAATTATAACCGTTCATATCCCCAAAACCTGCTCCTGTTTGTGATGTACCTGCTGATAATTCTAATCCATTATCTGCACCCAAACACCATATTTTATCTTTGCCGTTAGCATCTTTTACGTTAGTTTGTATAAATACTAATAATCTATTTTGTGCTAATAATTTAATTTCATTTCTATCTCCAACAGTCATTTTATGTAACATAATAGTAACTGATGGTTCATAAAATACAGTGCCATTTTCAACGCTTGGCTGAATTGTTTCCGTAAAACTAGCAGTCCCACGAGGCAAAGTATATTTGAATAAATTAGTAGTTAAATCTAAATCGCTAACTGCACCTGCTGTTGTTGTGATAGTTGCGTCTTCATGTTGTGCAAAATAAATGGCTTTAATTCCACCCATTACATCTTTACAATCGAGACCTCTACCTTTAGTTAATTCGCATGCCATATTTTTATATGTTTTAAGTGCTATTTGTAGAGAGGTTTTACCCCCTCTACATTAGCTGTTGTTATTAGTCGTGTCTTACAATGTCTCCACCTTGTGCATGTTGCGTTCCACCCGTAAATTTAGCAACCACTCTAATATTATCCGAACCGTCCAATTCAGACATATCAAGCATTTTTATTGTTGTGTGGTCAGAAACTAAATCCGTACCGAAGAATAAATTTGATTTTTGTGCCGCAACTAATTTGTCATCTGGCATTCCAGGACAAACTGCGATTTTTAATCCTTCGAACATTGGAATATAATCTCCTTGCATTGAATAAGCATTTAAATATCCTAAAGCAGAAATTGCTTGGATATATAATCTATATGACTTAGTGTTCATATATAAATATAAATCATCTTTAGAATATACTGCACTTGGTATTGCCGCCGCTAAAATTTGTAAGTTAGCAACAATGTTACTTGCTGTATATGCTGTTCCTGCACCACCTGAGTTTGCACTTTCTACGATAGCTGTATCATTCTCAAAGTGTCCGTTACCTGCATTCATAAAACCTGTAAATGAACCTGCGTCTGAATCTAAACCAGTCCATATATTTGTTTCAACGTGGTCTGCAATTGTATCAGATAAGTGAGACATAACAAAAGCAGTAAAGTCGTTAGACATTCCGTTGTTATGTGCACCTGCTGACATTTGAGCCGCTTGCCAATCAGCTAGTAAATCTTTTTTACATAAATCTACGTTAATTTGTAGTTCCTTCGGATTTAAAACCCTCTCCGTTAAAGTGAGTGTTCCTGCGTCCGTAAAATCACAAGTAGCATCTGCTATCATTCCAGATGTAGCTACTTTTGTAATGTTTCTCTTAAATTTAACATTTTCTAAAACTGTTAAATAATCTAAAGAGTTTGCAGATTTGAGAGCCGCCGCTATATACTGACCGGCATGTTCACCTGCATAATTTGATGTTATACTAAATCCCATTTTTTTTATTTATTTAAGTTATACCAATATTTTTCTTTTCTTGACAATCTGTTGTATTCTGCACTTGACAAATTAACAACATTTTGTTCTTTTTTGAATTTTTTAAGATTTACAGGATTATCTGCAGGTTCTTCTCCTAATTTTTTAACTTGCTTTGATAATTCTGTATTTTCTTCTTGTAATTCTGCTATGTTTTCATCTTTAGCTAAATTTTCTCCTCTTAATTCATCTAATTCTGAAGTTAATCTTGCAATGTCTCCTCTTACTTCTTCAAGTAATTCTTTTACAACTGCACCTATTTCTGCAAATAATTCTGCATTTGCATCTGACATTTCTTCTTTTTCATCTTCGTAATCTTCATCATCTTTATCTCGCATTTCTTTTTCTTCTTCTTCTGCTTCTTCTTCCATTGAAGAAATAACTCCTTCTTCTTCAACAATGAATTTTACACCATCTTCTGTTTCATATTCGCCAACAGGTAATGGCATTTGTGTACCATCTTCTACTAATACATTTACTGCGACACCCTCTGCTAAGGCATCTGCTTCTGATACTATAATAGTACCGTCTGCTAATTTTCCCTCATAAGCTAATTGAGTATTTTCTTCCTCAATACCTAGGGCAACTCTGATTCTAGTTTTTAAGTCCATAATTATTTTGTTATTTTAAATTTTTAATCATTGCATTCATTTCTGACGCACTTGCTATATTTCTAGATGCATCTTTAACAAATTTTTTGAAATCATCTACCAAATTTATTGATGTTTTAATTTGTGTTTCCATTCTAGCATATTCAGGTATTGAATTTGCGTCTACTCCTAAATCTTTTGCAGATTCTTCTATTTTGTCGAAAATCACTACTGCATCATCTACTGCTTTTACAACTTCATTTTTTACGCTAAAATGTTTTTCAAACAATGTTTCTGATTCTTTTACTAATTTAGTTAATTCTGTATTTTCTTTTTTTATATCTTGCAACTTGTCATACAAATCTTGTGATTTTAATCCTGCTTCTGTTGAAGTTTTTTCTAATTTATCAATCATATCAATCCATGCCTCTGTTGTAGATTTTATTCTTTCATTAGCCTTTTTTGCATCATCCATTAGTGAAAATTCAAATTTTCCTAATGTAATACTTTCTTTTAAATTTTTATAATACTTTTTATTCATAATATTATTTTTATGCAAATTGATAATTTTTAGATAATGTAATAGCTTTATCCATTATTTTTTCTGCTTGTTTTATAGCAGGAACATCATTTTCATTTAATCCTAAATCTTTTAAACTTTTTTTAACTTCTTCTGTTGCTGGTCTTACATATCTAAATAATTGCATCATATCTTCGCCATCAGCATTTATTCTTTCTGCTAGTTTATCAAATTCTTTACCATTACCTTCAATTTCTTCAGATAATTGTTCCATTTGTTCAACAGCTTGTTGTAAATCACTAACTAATGATAATTTAATTTTTCTTAATTCTGTTTTTAATTTGTCTAAATTTTTGACATTTAAATTTTTATAATATTTTTTATTCATCATCGAAAAATTATAGGTTAGTTTCTAGTAAATATAAATATTTCGGTTTTATTACTTTTTTGAATCAATTTTTTTTAATTTATTACTTGCCCAATTTATTCCACTGCTACCACCCCAAGCATCCCACATTAAACCTCCACAACCTTCTGAATATGGTATATCTTTATGTTGTTGATGTCTTTTAAACGAAGCCATCCTTGCAATTGTATCACGTGTAATTGGTTTTCTATCTGCTAATTGTCTTGCTCTTGTCCAACCTACACGTGTTCCACAACTACTTCCGTTTTCTTCTTTCCATTTAATTGCCCTTTTTGCATTATTTGTTGCTCCTTGGGGATAATCAGTATAACTTTCTAGTATCGCTTTTTTTTCTTCTTTTTCTTCTTTTTTTTCTTTTTTCTTTTTTTTTTTAATATATCTTCTAATGCTGAAATTATATCGTGGTCTGCACAAGGCATATATACAGTTTTTCCATCTAATGTATGTTCATGAACTCCATCACAACCAAGTTCTTTTGCTTTTTCTAATGCTTCTTCTTCACTATCATATAATGGTAAATCTATTTTTCCATCTTTTCCATCTGTAACCATACTACCAACTCTTTCAAATTTACTCATGTTTTCCATTTTATTTACGAAATAACCTTCAATGCTCAATCCTTTTAAAGTACCATCTTTTATTTGGCTCCAAATTTCATCATTTTCTATTTTCATAGACACCATCCAAGTTCCTTTTGGTAAATCATAGCCATATAATTTTGATTTATCCATTTCTGTATCTTGAATAATCCAACTTTCAACAGTATGTACTCCTGTGATTTTATTTTCATGTTGTAATGTTGCTGAATTGTTGTTATTATGTTTTAAATACATTTCACTTGCTTTTTTTACTGTTTTTTCCGTAAAATAGACATAATATTCTTGGTCTTTATTTGCGTCATATCTAAATATATTCTTATTTGGTATTAAAGCTGGACTTACTAATAATCTTTGTTCCTCATTTACTTTTGCAAATGTTAAATTATTTTTTGCTTTGTTAAAATATACAAAATCTTGTTCTATTGCAGGTTCAGTAACTAAAGATATTGCGTCAATTGCTAATTCTTCGTTATTTTCATCTATTACTAATTCTACTATTTGTGTTTTTTTCTTTTCCATTATATTGTTGCTTTTCTTCTTATGTTATTTAATCTATCTTGTTCATTTGTCATTTCATCTGCTACTACAAATGCTTTTACTATTCCTGTTGTCATACCTGCAGAACCTGTATCTAAAGTTCCACCATCTGCAAATCCAACACCTCCACCTGCTTTGTTTATATCACTTAAAAGAGGTTTAAACATACGAGTTGATTTAGCATTTATTACACTTTCTCCTCTACTTAATCTTGCAGGAATACTATCACTTGTTCCAGAACCAAAACCTCCAACCATACCACCTCTATTAAATTCTGTATTTATTCCTACTATTTTTCCTACTTGTGCTAAACCACTTGCTATTGTTGTTCCTGCTAATATCGG